TACAATCTCCATTGTGTTGTACTTAATCAAAAAGCACTCTCCTTAAAATAAATATTTATAATCAAGCCTTATGGCCTAACTATCTGTAGCAGGATAAATAATAATTTTCCATTCTCTTGCCATTTCCTCTGTTGTTATCAGTTCAGCAAGACGTTCGGACTGTAATCTCCAAGTCTCGCCTGCGAATGACAACAATCTTCGAGTCTCAATTTCCGATTGACAACAATCTTCAAGCCTCAATATGCATTTCTGACCCTTTGACAATAATCTTCAAGCCTCAATGCGATTTTCACACTATTTCCCGGCGTTTCTCAGCCTCTCCCTGATGCAGAAAACACGCTTCGATTTTTACATCAAAACCCGCTAAACCGCTTGATTTCAAAGGATTCTCAGCACATTACTTCGCTGTTCTTGACAGTAATGCGACAGTCTCCACATGTGTTGGGGCAATAGGATTGATGTTTTTACCCCTTGTCTCGACCGTTCTCGTTAGTGGAAACAAATCCAAGTATTTTTGCGTTAACGGAAACATATCGAAAAAACTACCCGTTTGCGGGAAATAATCAATTATCGTTATACCCGAATGTACGCGTTAACAGAATATTTTTCCACCACGATTCCCGTTCCAGGATAACAGCATCATCTATCTTTGAATTGTAATTTTCAAGAATAGAGTAACGGAAATACGACTGCACATATTCAATGCCTTCGGAATCCACAATCCTCTTTAATTCTTTATTACCGCCGTGACCGTTTGCAGCATAGTTACTCCATCGTTGTAAAAGCATCCCATAACTGCTTGTTGCTGAACCCACATACATTTTCCCGTTATTTGTGTCGGTGATTAAGTATACCGCTTTCTGGCTTTCGAGCGCAGCAATCCAGTCTTTCTTTCCTCTATCCAGAATGCTCTTCAGCTGGCTGTACGAAAGATTGACCCTGTCATATCCGGGAAAGTCATCGTCATCAAATGTATCCGGCAGAATCTGACAGACCTCAAGTTCATCGGCAATGGTGGTGTAGTTGACCCCTTGAGTTTGAAAGCTTTTGTGGAACTTGATAATTGTTCTGCCAAAATAGCTTTGATATTCACTAAGCGGAGTCCCCTTATAATTAATTCCGTTGAGCACATCCAGTTCCTCATCAACGGTATCAATTGTTGTAAGAAGCCAGTATTCACTGCGGATCTTAACGAGACATATCGCTATCTGGCCAACATCAAAGTATCTGTTCTTATTCCGCCAGTACAGCCATTGCTTATTAATCAGATCCGGATTCGATTTGTAGATATCAATCGGATTGTCATTCCCGTTATCTCTGTTAAATTTAACCTTTGCCTTTGTCGCCTGCTCTTCTGTCAGGTGAAGTAAATCGTTAAGTTTTATCATGATGAACCTGCCTTAATCTAATATTTGCATCTTATAATAAATTCAGCTGTCGATTGGCTTTTCCTGTGAATTATTTTCTTCATACTGCATATATTCTTTCACCATCATTTCATACTCGGTTCTGTCAAACTGGAAGTTCAATTCAGCAAACCACAGGATATTACCCTTCTGCTGATAATTGCGATATGTATAATTCATTCTTCTTCTGAATAATTCCTCTTCCCAGTTCTTTGAGATCCACTGCAGCCATTCATCACTATCGATTTCAGCTAAAGCAATGTTGCCACCATACTTTTCCCAGTCGCTTTCTGAGTAAGCTTCCGTACATAAAATGCCGTGTCTTTTTTCTTCCTGGAAATCATAGTTCTTCTCGTTAACAAAGCCCGCTCTTTTCCAGCAAACAGTCTTTTCAGTCTTCTCAACCTCAACAACTATTACAATACAGGAAAAATCCAAATCCTCCGGACACATATAAACCGGGACTATTGCTGAGGCGGAATTAACCAGATGCCATACAAATTTTACGTCTCCTGCAAAATCAAGTTCTCTTGTCCACGCAGGACATAAATCATCAAAAGGTTCCACATTCTCCGGGAGTTCACACCGCTTTTCCTGCTTCAAGTGTTCACTGAATCTGATTCCGTCAATGAACCATTCAAAATCTTTCCAGTTGTCAGTTTTGTTGATTCTCTTTATCTCAATCCTGTTCATGGCTTTCTATTCTCCGTAAGGACATTCATTCACTGTCATCTTCAGTCCATAATACTTCCGGAGTCTTTTCAAATGAAGGTACAAGCTGCTTGATCAGCAGGAACCAATCCCTGAAATATTCACTTGGACAGAAGAAACGTTCGTGTTCCCGGTGTTTATCGTCGTAAGTCACAATAATTTCTGTCGGTCCTATATCACAGGCCATCAGTTCATCCTCACAATTGATAATATCCGGCGTCCTTTCTGCAACGGCCTGAAAGACCTCTTTGAATTCCGGACTTGTTGTTTTATACGACCACTTCCGATAGGCATTCGTTTCCGGATTGCTCATCGGGTGAGGCTTATATTCATAGCTTATCGATGAAGCAGTCAGTGTGATTTTATCCTCATACGCCGCATCGACCGGACCATAGCCGGAAGCTCCTTTAATTACTATTCGAACTACTTCACTCATTTCTTTTCTCTCACAATCTGTCCTACCATAGAGACGGGATATTTTTCAATAATCTTTACATCTTTTCCGGCGAACTGTCTTCTTAGCTTATCACGGTCATTTTGACCAAGCACGACTATTCTGTAACCGCTTTCTGACTTAATGCTTGTGGTGGAGATATCCATCGGAACTCTCATATCAAGATCCGGGTTCTTTTCCACCTCCGCCCTCGTTGCTTTTCTGATAACAAGCTTTGTTTTCTCTACAGGATAAGGCGCAGTTGACTTTTTGTATTTCATGACAGCCGTAACAGATCCGACCTTTTCCTCATTTCCTGCCGGGACAACAACCATATCTCCAACTTTAATGGAAGAATCATTTGTCCGATATGAATATGACTGTGACCCCGGTCTGAAGCAGACAGACACATATGTATAAGTTCCAAATCCAAACATAACTGCCTCCGGTTTTATCTGCCGATAAGTGCTTCAAAATACCGAAGCACTTTTCCGTTACCAATTGAATCAGATATCAATGAACCTTCAGAAAAATGATCCCGTCTGAAGTGCCATGCAATACAGGCAATTATCTGCTGCTCGTTAAGTTGCTTAATAAACTCATCGGTTGGATCAGATACCAGTTTTTCATCCAGTCCTGCTTCGTCAATCACTTCTCTATAATTATGGATAACCAGATTTTCATCATAGGCTTCCTGCATGAAAACCGAGTATAAAATATGCTCAAGCCCGTTATGTTCCGTTACCGGAGCATACACAGAATAATCGTTGCACCATTTTTGCAGTTCTGCGTCTTCATATATTGCCCGCAAAAGCATGCAGTATTTTCGACAGAACTCCTTCTGCCTTGTACAATCAAGAGTTACTTCTTTGAACTCTTCCTGAGCCTTAATCATCTCTGAAGCAGAAAAAGCACAAAGCTTAACATCCACTCCGTAATCAGGATAATCTGTGGTGAACTTCTTATAAGCCCTCAGACACTGTTTTGCTGATTCACCCGCCGGATTGCTTAACGCCCCTCCAAAGATTCCTGAACTGATGAGTGGAAAAGATATGCTGTGATATCCGTTATCCTTCAGAACCTTAAGGCTGTTGTAGTAAGCGTCAAACAGTTCCTTGAAAGCCGTTGGTGTTCTGCCGAAGTCCGGTCCGACAGCATGAATAATTGCCTTCACATTCTTCATATTGAATGCCGGAGTAATGACAGCCGAGCCATCTTTCAGAGGCGTCTCATACCTGCTGCAGGCAGCGGTCAGTTCTTTCATTCCGGCTTTAGAAAAGATTACACCACAGATTCCTCCGCCAGCCCGCAGACCGCTGTTGGCAGCATTCACAACTGCGTCAGCTGTCTGATCTGCGCAGGATGCGTTTATCAGTTCTATATTATTCATCGTCAGCTTCCTTCCTAATCTTCAAAAAAGATGTCTAACATCTCGGCATCATCCACCCATGACGGATCATACTTGCTTTTACTCATATTTGAGCCACAGGACGGACACTGTTTATATGCCTTATTCGCTATATGCCCGCAGACAGAACAAACATACTCATCGGAGCGGAACAGATGAGTCTTCTGAGTCCAGTATGCTTTTTGAGATGTCTGCTTTTTCATCTAAGAATATCCTCCGGCAATTACCCGCAGCAGTATCCAACATCAACAGCGGCATCCGAGACAGATTCCTTCCGGGCGTATGATTCTTCTATAAAACTGATTCTTTCCTCGATCAGCTCTGTCGCCTGTTCCGAAGTATAATGCCAGTCACTGAGCATTAACCATTTATGGATATAGTCCTTATAGTCTTCAAATGACTGTCCTTCTATATACGATTCGCATGTTACTGTAAAAAATGTGTATTCCTGCTTTGTCATTTCAATCACCATAAATATGCTTTCTGTAGTGTTACTCGACCATGAACTTCTGTCCGTCAGAAAACTCAACAGATACAGGGGAATCGTCCTCCCGCTCGAAAATCCAGACAACTTCCGCTGTCATTCCTGCCTGAACATTCGCGTCGCACTGGATATATCCTTCAGTCTTCTGTCCTGTAAATACCCAGGGTGAGAGCTCCGTACCGTTCTGGTATGCTTTTACGCTGACAGTATCCGCAGGTAGCACACTTTCCCCGCTGTTGTTGGTATATTCTGTAAATATTCCCACGCAGTCCAGAGAAGTATCATTAAATGGTATGCTCATTACTTTTCCTTCCACATATGACAGTGCGTAGTCAGATTTTTCTTCACTGTTTTCACAGGCAGTCAATAATGTAATGCAAAATACCATTAAAAGAATAATCCCTGTTCTTTTGAAAATGCCGGAATAACTCATTTCTCTACCTCGCTTGATAATTTGAATCTTTTGGAACTATGTCCCCATTTACTCGTTGTATAAAGCCGTAGCATTCTGAACGAGCCATTCGTAATTCTTTCTCCAGGACTTCCTCATTCCAGGTTTGTCTTTCCATATTGCTTCCGGTCCGGATGTCCGGTCAAGGTCAATACCGAATATACCGTCCGTTGCTTTAACCACCTGCGCTGTGCGGTTCTTGCCGCACTGATAGCACTTACTGCCTTCTTCTGATTCGAAAACAACAGCACAGAAGTTTTCCATTGCCCTGACCTTCAGTATGACAGACAGTTTTTCCGCGAAGAACTTACGGTCTACTGATTTATGCCTGTTGACAATGACATACCGCCTGTTCGTATAGCTTTTGATTTTCTCCGAATAAAGCAAAAGCTGCACCGCTTCCGGCAGCATAATATCCATGCCGTCAACAAGGAAATAAAACACATTTGCGTCACCGTTCTTCTCACGATAGATAGAATCCGATATCTTTTCTGAACGATCAATAACATCACCGGATCTGCCCGCCGGAAAGCTCAGCTGCCAGTTCTTGTTTTCTGTTTCGGTCTGATTGCTTGTATCAGCTTCTCCCGATCCTTCATCCTTTGTTATTTCATAAAGATACAGGCCTCCGGGATAATTGAATCTGTCTGACTCTCCATTCAGATTCACCGGCACAATCTGACCGCCGTTTTTATTGAATCCGAACACATAATTATGGTTGTTTTCGGCAGTACCATCGTGCCCCATAGTAACAAGCGTATAGCAGCTGTTCTCTATGGCTCTTGCTTTATTGTACTTAAACCACTTATCATAGATTACATCTCCGCCGGTGCTGTTAACGATAAGATCAATCCCGTAGTATCCATACATTCTGCTGAAAAGTGCATGATTGCAGTCATAACAGATTGTCATCCCGACAAGGAAACCCTTGATTACTGCCGGATCGAAAATACCAGGGGCAATATCATAGTAATTCGGTATATCAAGACACGAACTGCCAGCCATAGTATGCTTCACATACAGGGTTGTTACCGTTTCATTCCCTTTCGCATATGCGTTTGCAAAAACGCTGAAAATAGTATTGAATCTGTCTTCACTGCATATAACAACAGCTTTCTTTATGTCTCTGCTGAATTCCAGACACAAATCAAGGATATGCTTTTGATCTGCATCATCAAAGATATCCCGATTGACGATGTCGTGAGTAAACGGAACGAAACAGCACTCAGGGAAAACAACCATATCCGCATCGCAAGTTTTCAAGAGCGGCAGAATCTTCTGAAACGATTTTATGTTTTTCAGTTCATCTGTCTGAAGATACATTGCAACCTTCAGCCGTTTTTCATCGTCTTCCAAAGATTCCTCCTGTCCGGATTCCACGTCCAACAGTGTTTTCAGGTACTGCTCGGCGCCGGGTTTACTGAAATCCACCTGCCCGTGCATAATCCTGACAAGGCGATACCCGTTCTGATGACAGGCAATATCCCTTGTGCTGTCATAATATGCACGAATCTCATCCCTGTTTACCGGAGAATTGTCTCTGGCATTTATATCATTGCAGGCTTTTATCCAAAGGTCTCTGTCAAAAAGGACCGGTATGTTCCTGTATGCTTCGAGTGATATCTTCCTTGCCTGAGAAAAATGCTGCCTTTCATCGTATTCAATAATCAGTTTCCGGCTTTCACAAACAAAATCGCACCGGAGCGTGATATTCTTTTTAGCGAATGATGTGTCACCTCTGTATTCACACAAAGCCTTATATACACGTTCATAATCACCGGTTATCCTGTCCGGTGTCTTCAGCCAGTCAAATGTCTTTTCGCATACGATATCTCCGTCAAACATCCTGTTCAGCATCAGCTGTAAGGCGTTTTTCTGCTCGATAACCTCTTTTGAAGGAATGACTATTCTGTCTGAACGATCAGACTTTTTTTCAGGAACAGCTCTTTTATCTGCGGTTCCTTTTGCTTTCGGATTTTCTGTCCCGAGAGCAGGTTTTATCTCGATTTTTTCTTTTTTAACAGCCTTTACGTTCTTCTTTTCTTCGGTTTCTCCATGATAGTCAATTTCAAAACCAAGACGCCTGAAGAATCTGACGGTTTCCATTCCTCCGCCGAACTCGCTCTTGGATATCTCTCTGCCGTAATGTACTTTGTATGCCATCCCGCGAATATGCTTTGCAGGCAGTTTCTTTCCTGCGTAAACAAGATATGTTGATCGCGGTTCCGGATAATCAGGGGTATCCGTCAAAAACGACTCTATCGCCTTAATGACATCATCTTGTGTTATTTCTGTCCAGAATATTTTTTCCATCTCTATCCCTCACTAAACAAACCGGTTTCTGTCACTTATTCACAGGACGCAGGCACCAGAAAGCAACCAGAGCTGCAATAACGCAGGCGGCAACTCCTGGAACAACACTCATTCCCTGACCTGCAAATACAAATGTCAATATCAGAAACAACACCGTTTCTATGGCAAACAGCACACCTGCGGCCTTCTTTACAATCTGCTTCATACCGGTTTTCTTTACCACACCATTGCCGTCAGTATAATCATCCTCTTCACTGTCTTTATCTTCGACAAGTCCTGTGATTTCATCATCGCCATAAAGAATTTCCTCATCGGAAATGTCAGCGTCATAATCATTTTTTTCAATTGACGAATAACTGGTGTCAAATAATCCGTTGACCGTTCTTCCGACAGGACGGCCGTTTAAAAAATGTGTTTTCCCCGTCAGCCCCTGATATGACGTGATGTAACGTTTGTTTTTTGCATCATAGTGTACTTCGTCTGACAGTACTCCCGGTCTGGTTGTACCCATCTGCCTGCCATCGGCATCATAATGGATTTTTCTGTTCCCAAGAAGTCCCAGACGCGTTTTCCCTATGTACCTGCCGTTCTCATAGTGGTAGGTAATACCAAACAATCCCGGCTTGCTTACTATTCGCTTTTTTGCCATCGTTCTGCCTCCACTATCAAAACTTATTCATACACACAACAGTTATATTTCGGGATCAAGATCCGACTTCCCGAGATTGCATTTTGAGCAAAGCGTCTGGAGATTATCAAGGACGGTTTTTCCGCCCTTAGACCATGGGATTATGTGATCAATATGAAGTGTCACCTCCGGATCTTTCTGCGGAGAAGCTCCACAGTATCTGCAGGTGAAGTGGTCACGTGCCAGAACCTCATATCGCAATCTTATGGACGGATCTCTTCTGTCACCTTTTGCCCTGTAGGTTGATTCCGGAGTATGAATATCAGCGGCGATACTGCGGATTCCGTCTTTACACTCCCCGATAACGAATTCCTCACACCCTTTTGCCTTGTGATATATCTTACCGTTGTACGGATAGTCAGGGCCAAGGCATCGATATCTTCCGGTTCCGATATATTCAAACAGCGTCGGATTGGAAAGCGTTATCCCGTTATTTATCCGGTTGTAGCAATAGTCGGACGGAATACAGCTTCCTGCAGGGATTGAATACCCACTTAAAAGAATATCCTGCAGTTCTGAAGTCGTAATTTCATATCCTGAACCGTTTTCATTTATCAGCTGCTCTACTGCGGCTGTCATTGCCTCTTTTATTGTCATAGGACTCATTTCCTGTCACTGATATCTGTAAAAACTCGCCTCCTTTATCCTGATTCTAACAAAGGAGATGTACAAATAAACGGACAATCACACCTCTCTTTTCACATAATTTATCTCAATATCATACCCGAGGCCTTCCATCATCTGCACGAAAGTCTTGTTCACTACACCGTTCTCGCCTTTGATAATACGGTTCACATAGGATCTCGTTGTTCCGATATCCTCTGCAAGCTGCGCCTGGGTTGTTCCATTCTCTATGCATTTAACTTTCACATCAACTTCGATATTATTCTTTACCATTCCTCTTTCCTCGCTGGTAATTTGTTTCACAAATCGTACAATTAATTATATATCAATTCTGTTCAAAAATCCACACAAAAAAACACCCCCTGCAAAAATTCACAGGAAGTGCCTTAATATCTGTCGTGACTTATGCTTCGATATCAATCTCCAGTCCGGACTTGAATTCGACCGTCATCGTGTCATCGTAAACCGTTATCTTCTCAATCAATCTTCTTGTAAGTGTCTCTGAGTATTCCGTCACCGCCTCAGTCTGCCCGCTCAGGAAGGAAACCATGTCCTCCATCCGTTCCCTGAAATCCTGCTTGAGTGCCGATTCGGTTAGTATATCCTGGCGTTCCTTCTGAAGTGCTGTAATCTCTTCGCCGAGCTTCTTTACCTTTTCCTCATCACGGCCTGCTTCAAGAAGTTCCGTCTGTTTCTCACGCATCCGTTCTTCAGCATCTTTCAGCCTGTCACCGGTGCCGCCGCTGATAACCGACTCAATGTTTGAAAGAAGTTCTTCCATGAAGCCCTCGCGTCCTGCATAAACATTATTGACCGCTTCAACGACTGCGGCCTGCAGATCCTCCTCTTTAACGGTTCTTGCGCTGCATTCCGGTCCTCCGGCCTCAACGCGGCTGACACATCTCCAGACCGTAGATTTACATCCTCTGTTGTTCCATTTGATACGGCGGTAGATATCTCCGCAGTGTGAGCAGAATACAATGCTTGAAAGTGCGTACTTTCCGCTGTAGACCCGCTTCTTGCTTCCTGCGCTGAGATTCGCACGTCTTGTCATTTCCTCCCGTACTTTCAGAAATGCAGTCTTGTCGATAATCGCTTCGTGACACCCTTCCACATAATACTTCGGAAGAATGCCGTTGTTTTTCTCCCGCTTCTTTTCAAGAATGCTGACCGTGTAGGTCTTCTGAAGCAGGGCATCGCCGATGTACTTCTCATTGGTAAGGATCTGCTTGAGATTCGATTCATGCCAGCGGAGGTTTCCCGCTCCGTTCCTGATCCCGTCCGCCTCAAGTCCCCGGCGGATAGTGAGAAGGCTCTTTCCTTCAAGGTACTCTGCGAAAATTCTTCTTACGGTTTCCGCCTCCTCCGGCACGATGATGAGCCTGCCTTCCTCGTCCTTCGTATATCCGAGGAAGCGGTTGTGGTTGACCTGAACTTTTCCTTTCTGGTTCCGGTACTGGATGCCGAGCCGGACATTGGCTGACAGGGATTCGGATTCCTGCTGGGCAAGGGCTGCCATGATGGTCATCAGAACCTCGCCCTTTGCATCAAGCGTGTCGATGTTCTCCTTCTCAAAAAATACCGCTATGTTCATTGCCTTGAGTTCTCTTGTGTATTTCAGGCAGTCCACAGTGTTTCGTGAAAAACGGCTGATCGACTTTGTAAGTATCCGGTCAATTTTTCCGGCTTTGCAGTCCTCGATCATGCGGTTGAACTCGTCACGCTTTCTTGTGTTTGTGCCGGATATTCCGTCATCAGCATAAACTCCGGCAAACTCCCAGGCGGGATTGGCATTGATAAAGCTTGTGTAATGCTCGACCTGCATCTCGTAACTGGATTCCTGCTCCTCGTATTCCGTTGAAACGCGGCAGTAGGCAGCCACCCTTGTTTTCTGCACCGCTGCGGATGCTGTCTGCGTTCCGACCTTTTTCACTGCCGGAATGACAGTGACGTTTCTGGCGAGTGTGTTCATTGTTTCGCCTCCTTAATCTTTCCGTATGCGTATTCCGCCTGTCTGACGGCATTCGCATACTGCTTTGTGATTTTCCCGATTGTAAACTCCGTCAGAATCCTCGGGACGGGTTTCTCCTTTTTCGGAAGTTCATCTCTTCCGAGAATCTTCTCTCTCCTGAGTCTTTCCTCCCGGGCTGCATTGAAGGTTTCCTCATCAATCAGCTGCGGGTAGAATCCGTTTCCGAGGTACCGCCTGTTCTGCATGATGTGCTTTGCATGGCAGTGTGACGCTTTTATCCCGGCGAAGTCAGCCGCCGCCTTTAAGGAAAGTCCCAGAAGGTATCCTGCATAAAGCGATCTTACCTGTTCCGCCTCATCTTCATTGATTACAGCCTTTCCGTCTTCAATACGGTATCCGTATGGTGTATGTTCCATCATTCCATCCTTTCCCGGAACTCCGGTCCGCATTTCATGACAAATCCGGCTTCCGTCCTGCTGTAGATAACGATGCGGTCGACATGCTCATCGAGAAGTTCCTCGCTGTACTCTGCCTGCATCATTCCCTTAAGCGTATATTTCAGAAGTGCAGCAAGTGCCTTCTTCCTTTCATATCCGCCTTCCGCATCCCTTGTCAGGGACTCACGTTCATCCGTAAGTTCCTTTTCCCTTTTCAGGATGCTGTCCGTTTCCTCCGCATAAACAGCGGGGTCGAGAAGTCCCTTGCTGTAAAAGCCGTTCACCCGCTGCCTGCGTTCTGTGATTTCCGCAAGGTCAGCATCAATCTTCACAAGCCTCTGAAGAGATTCCTCATCTCCGGAAAGGCTCAGGTTTCCCTGAAGGGGAAGAAGGATTTCCTTTCTTGCAAAGGTCAGCTTGTTCATCATGGTCATGAAAGCCGCCTCCAGAGATTCCGCTCTGATGGAAAGCTGTCCGCAGGAGTCCTTGTCATCGATGTGGGTCGAGCATACATAATGGGGAGCACCGTTTATTATGCGGCGCTTCCATTTGCCTCCGCACTCTCCGCAGGTAATCCGTCCGGAAAGAACATACCGTCTTGTGTACTTGTCTGTCCCTTTCAGGATGTTCTTCTCGGCTGCGTTGGCATCAATAATCCTGTTGGCAGCCTCAAAGGTTTCACGGCTTACTATCGGCTCGTGATGGCTTTCCATAAGGTACTGGTTCCTTTCCCCGTTGTTCCTTTTTCTGTTGAAGCTGTCATCGGTATAGGTCTTCTGAAGAAGCACATCGCCGGTGTATTTTTCATTTCTGATCATCTGTCTGACCGTCGATCCGTACCACTTCTTTCCACGCAGAGGCGGCACTCCCTTTTTCATAAGTGCCGTGGCAAGCCTCGCCGGAGTGTTTCCTGAAAGCACCTCGTTGAATATCCATCTGACAACTTCTGCTTCAGACTCTTCAATGACAATTTCACCGTCCTTCAGTCTGTAACCGTAGGGAACTGATGAAAGCTTGTATGTACCTTCTGCGAATCTCTTCTGAATCCCCCATGCCACGTTCTGGGATGTGGATCTTGACTCGTTTTCCGCAAGGCTGGAAAGAATGGAAAGAAGAAGTTCGCCCTCCATCTTCCCTGTGTCAATGTTCTCCTTCTCGAAATAGATGTAGATGCCCATTCCGCAGAGCTTCCTGACCGTCTCCACGCTCTCAAGGGTATTCCTTGAAAAACGGCTGATGGACTTGACAATGACGTAGTCAATCCTTCCGGATTCACAATCTGAAAGCATTTTCAAAAGCCCGTCCCGTCTTGCCATCTTTGTTCCGGATATTCCTTCATCAAAGTAAAGACCGGCAAACTCCCATTCCGGATTTGCTTTGATGTATTCCTCATAATGCTCCTTCTGGGCATCAAGGCTCATAAGCTGTTCGTCCGAGCCGGTGGATACTCTCGCATAGGCTGCTACACGGAGTTTTCTTTTTCCACGCTTCTGTGCGGCTTCAATCTTTGTTATCTTTTTCATCGTCTCACCTCCTTGATTCCGGGTATCATATACATCACTCTGAAGAGGGAATATAGCAAGTCATTTATGCGTTAATCCTGCTTATAAAAGGTTTGAATTTTTCCCTGTTTTTCAGCATGATAAGGCCGTATTCCTCTTCTGTGATCAGCCCTTTTTCAAGGAGTTTTCCGGTAAGTTTCTCCGCGAGAATGTAATCATATTCGTTCTGCATTTCCCCGTCTGTCGGGATCGGAAGGCTCTCCGGTATGATGTTTCCGTCTACCTGTGTGATATTCATAAAAAAATCACCTCCTACCAGGTAGCCTTGGCAGAAGGTGAAAAAGGACGTTTTCGGGAAAATATCCACTTAATCTTTCTGATAAAAATCGCATGTGTATCCATCGGCTCTGAGAACCAGACCGTCCGCCCAGGGCGGGACTCTTCCCATCTGCTCACAGATCGCTTCAAGGGAGACTTTCGGATCAGCCTCAATAATGATCTCGTCATGCACATGGGCAACGATTGAGCAGCAACGGAGCGTTTTCATCGCATACATAAGAATGTCACGGCTTGTTGCCTGAACAATATTCTCCACGAACTTCGGGCCGTATGATTCGACCGGCTCCCATTTTTTCGTGGAACCCACGCCCTCGTATATGACGGACTCACCGCCGAACCTATTGACTCCCGGTCTCGGCTTCACATAGGAAAGTGTCCTTCCGGAAGGAAGCGTTATAAACAGCATTCCGCTTCTGCAGGTAAACTTCACGCCGTTTACCTCCTGCACGGTCTTCTCCTTTACGGCTTTCTTCACTGCCGCATCGACCGCCCACCAGAACTTTACGATGTTCGGATTCGACTGCCTCCACATATCCACAAGCGGCTGCAGTTCCTCTTCGGCAAGTCCCATCTCTACAGCGCCCATTGCTTTCAGTGCTCCAACAGACCCGCCGTATCCGAGCGCAAGTTCCGCTATCTTTCCCTTCTGCCTGAGATGACCGTTCACACCGTGCTTTTCAACCGGAACCTTGAACATCTTCTCTGCTGATGCGCAGTAAATATCACCGCCGTTTTTGAAGACCTCGCTTCTCCATTTCTCACCGGCAAACCAGGCAATAACCCTCGCTTCGATTGCGGAAAAATCCGCCACATAAAACTTAAGTCCCTCTGCCGGAATAAATGCCGTGCGGATCAGCTGGGAAAGTGTGTCCTGGATATCATCGTAAAGCATTTCCAGTGCATCAAAGTTACCGCTTTCTACAAGTCCTCTTGCCTGCGGCAGATCCTCCATATGGTTCTGCGGAAGGTTCTGAAGCTGTACAAGCCTTCCTGCGAATCTCCCTGTCCTGTTCGCACCGTAAAACATGAACATGCCTCTGCACCGGTCATCACTGCAGGCTGCATTCTCCATTGCCTGATACTTTTTAACCGATGACTTTGCAAGCTGAAGACGGAGCGAAAGCGCATCGGACACATTGCCTTCCGTTTCCCCGATTTTTGCGGCTACGGCCTTCTTCCCGAGAGTATCCATCTCCACACCGTTTTCCGACAGCCATGTCTTCATCTGCATGACGGAGTTCGGGTTCTCAAGGTCGGTCAGTTTCTGCATATCTGCGGTCAGCCTTTCACGGGTGATTTCATCAAGTGAGATCGCCTGTTTTACAAACGGCATATCCACACGGATGCCTCTGTCGTTTATTTCCTGATCGAGGTGGTATTCATCCCACACATCATCCGGAACAGGGAACTTTAAAAGCCTCTTCTGAATCTGCATTTCGGTCTCCACATCGCGGATGTTATAGGATTTGAATCTCTGCCATTTTTCCATGTCGTGCTCCGGAAGATTCCGCGTCCTTCCTCCGTTTGTTTTTGTCGGTGCGCACGGAACGCAGAAATACCGGATCAGGTCTTTGCCTTCTGTCAGTTTCTGCTTCTCAAGTCCGAGCACCGCACCCGTTCCTTCCAGTGAAAGCGGAAGTCCCATATATGCCGACCAGACCATCGAGCATTTCCATGAATACGGATCAAGGTATTCACCGGTCGGGTACCCAAGAAAACGGGACAGACATACCCGTTCAAAGGAAGCATTGAATGCCCACTTTGTGACGGTATCGTCCGTCAGAGCGGACACGACTTCGGAAGGAATGGTTTCACCCGAGGCAAGATCTATGACCTTAACCTCGCCGCCGTCTGCAGAATACCCGAACAGCAGAATCTCAAAGTCCGGGCTTTCGGCATACCTGTATGCGCCGCACTTCTGAAGGCCGACAGAGGAATATGTCTCTATATCGATTTCAAGATTTTTCATCACTGCCTCCATAAATGAAAACAAAGGCGGCAGAGGGATTTCTCCATGCCGCCCGGAATAAGGTTACTTTCTGATTTCCTTCATGCGTTCAATGTGATATTCTGCATCACGCTTTGCCGCTTCCTGTGCGCGGATCTCAGCCGCCGCCTCACGCTTATCACGCTTTCTCTCATCGATGAAGGTCTGCACACCCACGAGCACCCAGGAGAGAACCACAAGGATGAATGCTGCAAGAAGAATGTTAACAAGTACTGTACTTACTGCTGCTTCCATATCCGCACCTCCTTATGCCAGAAAATCATCGTCTGCAAGAGTTGCAAAATCATCTGCAGCTGATGCCTTTCCGCCGAGAGATTCGCCGTCACGGACCTTCTGGATGTTTCCGAGTCCGCAGGCAATACCCTTGTTGCCGTTCGAGTTGAACGCGTAGAAGTTGAGGGATACCCTTGCATAGCAGCCTGAGTACACTTCACTTCTGTCAAGGATGGGCTTTACCGCCCTGTCCACGATCTGCGGAGCCGTGGTGCTGTTCGCATTGATGAACCAGTGACCCTTGTAAGCCTCGTCCTCACGCTCGACATCGCCGTCACGGAGCGGTGTCTTGATTGCTGCGCGGTTAGGCTTTTTACCGCCGAACTTGGAGATGCCTTCCTCGATTGCCGCATCGATGGCGGCGTTGACTGCGTCCACGGTTTCAGTATCCGTCTTCGGAATGAGAACCGATACAGAATACTTCTCGGCACCGCCGTTAATGGAGACCGGCTCCCAGCCGTGGAAGTAGGAAAGTCTTGTGTTTACACCTGTGATAACCTTTGTTTTGCTTGAAATATTAGCCATTTTACATTTCCTCCTTGATTTCGTTAAATTCGTTTATGGCGTTTGTTACATTCATTGCCGGGCGTCTGTCCGTCTTCGGAACCAGTACCGGCTTTCCGGGCGGTTTATAAATGAGGCTGCCCAGAACCGCCTCAAATTCCGTCTTTCCCATAAGCTTTTCCATCTCGGTCATAGGGATAAGGGACTTACGGTAGATATCCGTATAACCTGCCTCTCTGGCCGCTTCCGCAACCTGTCCTTCGTCACGGTATTTTCTTACCGACCTGCCTTCGACAACCTTGAAGCCGTTCCACTCTTTTCCGTGATTCAGTGCGGCATCAAGAGCGTAGGCTTCGATCTCGTTTGCCCATTTGGTAAGATCCGGAAGAACCGTGAGGATCTCCTCAATCTCCGCATCGGTTAAAAGCGGCGGCATTTTAAACTCGCTTTCCGCAAGCTTCAGCTTTTCCTCTGCTCTCGCCCTGCATCTGACAGCGGCTCTGCAGAAGGTGCACCATTCGCCGGGCGTATATTCTCCTTCGCCGTTATAGGCAAGCACGGCCTTCGGCTTTAAAATTTCCTCCGCCCAGGCTTTCAGATCCGGTACGGAAACCGTCCATGTGCTGACATTCTCACGCCTCGGCTGAAAGATGGTCATCGACACTTCCTTTATGTCATAGAGCGCATCGAATATCTCCAGTGCACCGAGTGCGTAGAGCATCATCTGCGGATTCTCTTCAGCTTCGACCAGTATGCCCATGCCGTACTTGAAATCCACAATGTGCAGCTTATCGTCTGCGATAATGACGCAGTCTCCTGTGCCGAAACCGTCAGGCACGTAGCAGGAAAAATCAAGACGCTGCTCAATAAGGACAACCGGGTCTTTGCATGCTGCCTTTGCGGCTTCGTACTGCTCCATCACGAACTCCACATAGGCATCGGTGCATTCCTCCATCTCATCAGAGTCATAATCCGAAACCGGACGCTTCGACCTCATGCGCAGAGCCTTCTTCAGCTTGTGCTCGCAGAGAGCGTGTGCGGCAGTTCCTTCCTGCGCCGCTTCCGAGGACGTGTTCTCAAACTCCAGTTCAAGCCTTGCGGACGGTGTACAGGAAAGCCACCTCTTTGAACCGGATGCGGATAATACTGCGTGTTTCTCCATTACAGTTCCTCCGCTTCCTTCATGACCGCTTCGTAGTTTGCGGGATCGATTTCTGAAAGCTTCTCTGCTCCGTACTTCGTTATGATCGCCCTTACTTCTGCGGTGTGTCCGGCTCTGCTCTTGTCGGCAAGAATGCCTCTTACCTTCTCAAGGGTGACTGCCGGTGTTTTCTTTGCTTCAGCTTCCGGTGCCGGTGCCTCCTTCACATCCTGCAGACCGTCGGTAACCAGAGTGCATACCGCCTGGACGCTGTCTGCCAGAGAATGAAGGTTCTTTGCAACATCAAGCAGAAGCTTCGCTCCTTCGATTACGAGTTCAACCTTATTCATCAGATTCTCCTCCTTCCTTTGCTTCCTCGCAGATGGCAATCTCATCCACGCTGTCACCGGGAATCAGCACCGTGACTCTCTGTTTGTCTCCGAAGAGAAACCTGAGCAGTCTCTCGCGGATGGTGACATTTCTGCAGGTGACTACTCCTGCCGTCTGCGGTTGTTTTGAAACACTTACTTTCAGGCTGTGCTTCATATCGCTATCCTTCTTTCCGGGGGCTTATCGTTTTACTGCCCTCTAACTGGTAGCCTCGGGAGGATGGGAAAAAGGACGTTTTCAAAAACTTTTTCAAAAAAATTACGCCCGCCACAGATTTCTCCATGACGGGCATACTGCAGTTGCATATTAAATTGTTTTCAGGTACTTCATCGAAGACCAGCCTTCATAAATCTTTCCGTCCTTTTCATACCGGACCTTCACCCACGGATTGGAAAGGCTCTTTACCTTTGCTCCAACTGGCATCGCAATTATCGTGGCACCATCAACAGGCGCTTTCCTGATCCACAGCTGTCCGGTTGTCTGAAGGTCATTAGTCTCCTTGACCGGTTCAGGCTTAGTAGCCCTGCTGGCATAATCCGGAGTGATGAACCCTCGAATATATCTGCCGTTTACTGCGTAGGCGGTTCTCTTTACCATATCGGAGTTATTGCCTTCAATGATGTTGATGGTCTTTCCGTCACAGCTTTCCACGATGCCGGTATGGTCGGGCCAGTCGGTGTTATCTCCGGAGCCGGAATCCTGCCAGTCGTACATGATGATGTCACCGGGATTCGGAACATAAGCGTCCGATTCCACCCAGTTCTTTTTGACGGAAGCATTTCTGCTGACCGCTTCACCGCAGCCGCATTCGGTAACGATAAGATCCGCAAGTCCTGCCTTGATGAAGCAGAAAGAAACGAAGGTCATGCACCAGGCATCCTTCGTTGTCATCTTATAGTTTCTTCTGTTAGGGTCCTTGTGGCCGTTGTAGGTATCAATGATCTCTTTGTGTTTTGCAGAGCCTTCTGCCGTTCCAAGATACGCTCTTGCGGTATCAACGACTTTCGTCCTCAGTTCATTC